GCCACTGCTGAAATCAAAGTCCCCACCAAGGATTTGAACTTTGAACGATGTTGCCATAGCTTGTGAAATAGCCATTTTACTTTCCTCTATTTAATGTTACGGGCCGGGAGATTCCGATTTTATAGGCAATCTAATCATGCCATCTCTAAATTCATCACGACGACGGCGACCCTGCTGCTCGATGCCGAGACCTTGTATTGCCTGCTTATAGCTGTCTTCAAAATATTTCAGCATTTCGAGCGGACCTTTGGTGTAACTGTATGCCTGAATAAGGCACGCATATAAAAGCGCTTCGGGGGCGTCAGTGCTTACCCACGTTGTCGTATTTGTGGACGACAACTGTTGCGGCTTATATATGTAACCTAACTGAACTTCGTAGTTAGCGTCTGGTGTAGGGGCGATATAAAAAGTATTTTGGTTCCATACGGAGTAATACTTGGGAGTTCCTGTCACTGTAGAATCAGGCCAGTACTCTTTCATAAAAGAGGTGTCCCTAAACTCCAGAAAAGTTTGGTCTCCACTTAACGTCGCCATAATGTAGCGATGAGTAAGTATATCGCTTGGTGCAACTAGAAAACGATTGCCTGAGGTCATGTTTGCAGTGGCTTCAATCTTAAAAACATCTAGATCAATATCCCGCATGATGCGGTTTTCCGCCATCAAAATAAACGTGTCTATTACCGAGTTGGAAAAGACATTGCTGTCTACCTCGGTATAGTTACGAATATTTGTCACTAACTCATCATAGGTCATGTAGTCACCACCGTAACCGCTCCAAGTGTGCCCACGCCTTCAACTGCAATCGCAGGAGGGGCAGGCTGCATTGATCCCGGCACTGTCTCAAAGGGTGTATCTCCGCCGGTGTTATTAACAAACACGCTCAGCGGCTCAGTTCTGTCAGGACGAGGGTCCTGTAGAGCTATTGCATCACCCCTGTACTTTAGCGGGGTTAGCTGCGGCTCTTTTGGCTCATAGTCCTCGGGGCAAACCATAAACCCCTTCCAGTTCTTTACCAGTGTCTGGTAGGGGTAGCGTTGCCCACAATAGTCACAAAGGGCGTAAGAAAACTTACCCGTTGCCTGAGCCATTTTAAAATCCTACGTCGGGAAGAAAGTACGTGCTTGCCGTGTCTCTATCTTCCTGTGCCGCTCGGTCAAAATCTTGCTCATACATCTGCTGCAACGCGCCCGTGCGGTCTGGGGCATATTTCAAAGACAGCATATAAGCCAGTCCTGAGGCCAGACATGGAAGGAATCTGAAATTAACGTCCGTATTATTGGTGTAATCTCCGGCGTCTTCCATGCGGCGTATGCGGTAGTAAACCAACGTATACGCCTTGTCTGCTGCAGGGTACAAATAAGCCTTAGGTGTATTTGTACGCTCGATGTATATCTGCGACGGTCTTGCCTGCGTAAGCTTGTCGGGGACGTTAAGGTACTCCTCCCGTCCAATACGCTCGATGTTTATATCCTGCTGCTGCCCGTTAGTTGTCTGACGGATAACTGCTGTCAAAACATTGACTGTATCTGTTGGCAGGGATATCTCAGCGTCGCCTTGGACCAAAGCATAAGTAGCTTGCTCTATGGTCCACAGGTTTAAGCCTCGATTTGCCCAATCCAAAAACAACAGATTTAACGAACGACGAGCCGAGTTAAGCTGATAGCCTGCAGTCATCTGCATGCCACAACGCTCGAACGCCTCTTCTACGAGGTCGTCAATCGATAAATTAAAGTCTGTTGTTCCTGAAGTAGCCATTACTTACATGCCGCTCCGCCTTTACGGTATTTCTTCATCATCCCACCGTCCATTTTCTTTTGGACATCTCCGCCCTTATTCATCATGACGGGGTCGCCAACTTTTCTGCTAGGCTTAGATTGAACCTTATTTCTTGGACCCGTACCTACGCATCCTCCGCCTTTGGTAGCGGCACCCATTCCACGTCCGGCCATGTTACTTACCTCGTCTGGTTGTATTACGGCCCTTATGAGCCGAATTCTTCATAATCGTGCCATCAGGCATGCGGTGTGAGCCCTTCTTGACTATTCCCCCATCCTTCTTGGCTACGGGCTTGGCAGTTTTTGCGGCCTGATGGGGTTCGTTTTACGCTCTTAGTGCTAGCCATGGCCTTTACTCGTAGAACACGTCCGTCTCTAAAAGATTAGACATATTAAAATAAGTGCCTAAATTAGTACGGAAGCCACTATTCGGGATGGGGAAGTTATTCGCATAAGAATCCCCTGCCGCAGTCCCTTTACACATTAACCACCGCTTTGGCGTTGCTTGATTTGCGCCGCTGTTAGCTACATAAATACAGGCCGCTCCGGCTGTAATTGCGTCGGAATTCAGCATCGTAACGGTAAACGTATTTGCGTCGGTCACTGTAATGGAGTAGTTACCCGAACAAGCCGTTCCACCCGTTCCGGTAGAAAAACAAATGCCGATAACGTCCCCAGTAGCCAGCCCATGGCCGGTGTCTGTAACCGTAACGGTCGTCCCCGATTGAGCGTATGTTCCCGCTACAGGGGCCGTATCAGTATCAAAAACCGTTAGTTTTCCTGCACTGGCGGTGCCAATAATCGAAAATTCTTTGAGTCGGTGCGGGCCAAGAACAGCAAACCCGCTTTCTCGCTTACTGACTTGGAAGATTTGAGATAAGCTATCCACTTAAGCTCTCCTTTAGTTAGTAAGGATTAACCTGCTGAAATAGTAATAGTGCCAGCGTCGTTCCACAAAGCACCGACAACTTCTGGGTCGGCAGCAGGTAGAATGATATAACCAGTTACATTGCCTGTAACATCGCCGGTTACGTCGCCAGTTACGTTGCCAGTAGTGGTGCCAACAAAGCCGTTAGTTGAAGTTACTGGACCTGAAAAGGTGGTATTAGCCATTTGAGATTCCTCACATGCGAGTTATGGGGCTTATCTGTCTGCATGTCGTCAGTCCGGAAACTGTCAGATAGGCCGGTTTGGTTCCGGATTTATAACAGTATATACCAGTTATTTCCTTGTTGCACAAATAAAAAAGGCCCATCTGTAAGGATGGGCCAAGTCTCTTCAAGGGAGATAAACACACTAAAAAAACAAAGCATTAACTGTTCACTGCGAAATTGCAGTACCCCCAAAATATCACTTAATTCGGTGTTCGTAAATGTTCTTTACCCTGATATGTACATATTTCAAGAAAATCTTAACCTATTAAATTGTCATGTACGTTTTTTACCCACCACATGAACATGTCTTGGCCGAGGGTGTGCTTCATGGTATTTACCCTAGCAGCAACTAGCTGTACGTTTTCCCGTACGTAAGGACCTTGGGGATTTATCCGGTCTATCGATGCGTTAAATTCTTTTGGCTTTTTATCGCCGTAGGTGCCATCTCTTTGATGGGTCATGAGGACGCCAGAAAGAGCGCACTTACCCTCCTGAACCTCCCAAATCTCGATAACTTCCTCTGTGGTTAGATCGTATTGGATGCCCTGCTTGAGCCGTTGAGATTTTAACTGCGTGTTTAAGACCCGGACGTAGGCTTCAGGAGTAGCCGAGGTTTTTTTCGATCTTTGGAGGGTCACACAATGCCGACAGACGCCCCGTATCTGCCCTTCTTTAAAGGTCTCAAATTGGGACAGCAGCTTAACTTTGTTGCACGAAGTGCATAATCGGGAACCTTGTGAAACAGGTTTTACTTTAGTTTGTCTAGGCATAACTGTTACTTCTCAAACGAAAAAAGGCCCCGAAGGGCCTTTCCTGACTTTCGTCTTCTGGCTTACGGAGTACCCGGTGAGCCAAAGATACCACGTGGATCGCTGAAGCCAAAGCTGTAGCGCTCACGTGCCTTGTAGCGAACATTGCCGGTGTCGAAGTCGCCTTCAAAGCCGGTCTTGATCCCTACACGGTTAAACATCTTCATGCCGTTAGGCGCGTCAGTCATGATAAAGAACGCATCAGGGTCTGTGAGGTAATGGTTTACCTTGTAGCCCTGTGGAACCATACCCATGTTACGCACGGCGTTGATGTCGTTATCAGCAGTGCCAACACGAAGAGTAGACTTCATGATGCGGTCTGCCGTGAACTGAAGCTCCTTAGGGATGATCAGCTTAGTACCTTGAACAGCAATCTTCAGGCCGCGCTCGTCAGTGAACGCTGCGATGTCGATAAGAGCTTGCTCAAGAGAAGCCTCACTAAGGTCTGCCGCAACAGCCAGCTCGTTTGCCAGATTAGGCCCACCTAGTGTGGGGTGATCTGTCGCACAGAGAGGCTTGCCGTCACCGCCAATAGAGGTAGTGAAAGCGTTGTTGAGGATAGAAGCAGCTTTAATCTGCTTCGTTGTCGCCATTGAACGAGCGAGCGCCTTTGTGTAACGAGCCGATAGTCGGTCGTACAGGTTGTCTTCCACTGCCTCTTCAGTCAGTGAGAAGGCCAAAGCCACTGTTTCGTGAGTGTAGCGAGCAGTGTAAACCTCTTGGGCTTGATCGAATGCAACACCCGAACCCTCTGATTTAACTGGCGCTTCGCCAAACCCGGACAGCATCACTTCCTCTTCAAAGGCTCGGTCCGAAGACTCTGTCTCGTAGATTTCAGTATGCTCGGTATCGTAAGTGTTGTATTCCAGACCAAACAAAGCGTTTAGACCCGGCTCCAACTCTTTTACTAGTTGTGAACGTGATATAGCCATGACCTAAGTCTCCTATTGACCTGCAACACCGGCAGAACCGTAAAGGTGCTCGTTAATTTTAACTACAACCACCGCGTTGGCACCGACTGCGTT